AAGAGGCAGGTGGAGATGGATGAGTATTCTAGACTAAGAGATGCATTTCTTACAGCCAAACCTAGATGTGAGGCTAAATTACCAGGCTGTACAGGTGTATCCACTGAGATACATCATAAAGCTGGTCGTGTAGGAGACAAATATCTTAGAATAGGTACATGGCTAGCAGTATGTAGAAACTGTCATACATGGATAGAAATTAATCCTGATGCAGCTAAAGAACTAGGGTTGTCAGAGTCTAGACTTAATGAGTCATAAGACACTCAGAAAGCATAGTTTAGTGTGCTTTAATGACACATTATGTTCAAAAGCACATTATAATATACAATATTACAAATGTCTTAAAAATCATACATTGAATAAAAAACTTCAAAATATTTGGTATAATGATGGATATGTTGTACATTGTATTATGAAGACAAACTTAATATATGGTCTCAGAGACCCAAGAAATGATGTATACTACTATATTGGCAAGACTACAGTAGGCAATGAAAGACCTCTTAAACATTTGACAAATTCTCATAGTAAAACTGTTAATGAATGGGTTAAACAGTTAGAACAATTAGAATTGGTTCCTTATATAGATGTTTTAGAGAAAGACATTGTTTTAGAAGAATTATCAGAAAGAGAAAAGTATTGGATAGAGTATTATTATGAAGTAAACCCAGAGCTTTTTAATGTTCAATCACTACCTGAAACTATTAATAGAATAAAAACTCAGGAAGATGATGATAAGTTTAGTTTTTTAGTAAAGGTAATACTTGACTTAGGAAACATACTAAAAACTGAAAGACTATCTAGACAACTTACACAAGAAGAACTTGCAAAAAAGTCTGGAGTTAATAGAAGTACTATTATACTCTGTGAAAATGGTAATAATACAACAATAAATGCTGTTAAAAAATATTTAGCAGCATTAAAAGGTGTAGATATACTTACTAAAAATCTAGATAGTGTTAGAGTTGGTAAATCCCGTCAGAAAACAGAAAAATAGCTTTCTGTGGTGCTATCTACCAACATTAACAGCATTATTGCAAGATTCCTACAAAAACAGTATTATTGTAGAAAATAAACAAAAGTCACCAATTAAAACCAAATAAATATGGTCCATTTAGAAAATCCACCATTAGAACAAGCAGTAAGACCAATGCCTGAAGCAATGGATGCACCAGTAAAAGAGTACAGACCAAGTAATCAAGAAGCTCTTAGAGAGTATGAGATTAGATTACACTTTCTTAGCAGGGGTTGTATTGTACACGTAGGCTGTAAGTCTATAGCCTTTGAAACAGTAGAGTCTGCTATGAAAGAAGTGAATGACTATGTAAACAATACATGGGAGTCTCAACAGAAGTGGAGAAAGATTTTAAGCTAACTAGCCCACAGGCCATGGGATCGTAAGTTCAGGAACACCTCTCAGAATGGAGTTCTACTCCTGCACAGGTGCAACAGTCCTCTAGATCGTAAGCTAGCTGTATTGGCAACTTATACAGGGAAGTTATAGTTGCAAATAGTCAGGTAGTGTGTAATGTGTAAATGGTTAACACATCCTCAATGGTTGCATGTTGTTGGTTCAAGTCCAACCCTGGCTGCTAAATGATAGACATGAACATAGACATAGTGTCTATGTCTTATTTAAAAACTTAAAAACTAAATAACATGACATCAATAGAATGGTTAGAAAGTAGAATTAAGGTATTAATACCTAAAGACATAGGTAGTCAGTTAATGTTTAAAAGTAACATTGCTAAAGCCAAAGAAATGCATAGGGCTGAAATAATAGATGCTCATTTAGATGGACAATCATTAGTAAGTTGTAAAGATGAATATGCAGAACAATACTATAAAGAAACTTTTAAAAAAGATTAATTATGACATCAATAGAATGGTTAGAAGGACAATTTAAAATATATCTGCCTTCAATACATCAGAAAGGACTTGAAGATGCTTTTCAAAAAGCCAAAGAAATGCACAAGGCTGAAACAGAAAAAAGATTAATTATGGAAAACTTACAATTTGAGAAAGATTATATTCATTCATATACAGATGCTATATCTTTTATGAGTCATCTACAACACGAAACAGTATATGAAGTGTTAGACCTTGTAAATAATAAATGGGAAAAACAGAATTATACATTTCTTGTTGATAACAATGAGCAAGAACAAACACAAAAAATGATACATTGGTACAGAATGGGTTGGTGTCGTTTGTGGAAAAAAGACGACTTTGACAAACCTTTTATGGATTTTGCTAAACAATATTTTAAACATAAAAAAGATTAATTATGACATCAATAGAATATCTAATAGAACAATTAGAAGGTAGTTTCTCAATTATTGCAAGAGCAGTAGGGGTAAAAAAATATAATGAAATTGTAAGAAATGCAGTAGAAATACACAAGCAAGAGATAATAAAAGCAAATAGAGATGGTGTTGATATGGCTGTAGACAAAAAACCATTTATTATGGGAGAACAATACTATCAAGAAATGTTTGAGTTAGAACAAGAACTTGATATACCAAGTCATATGAGATGGCATAATAGAGAAGAACCTAAACAAGAAACCACTCTTGAAGAAGCTGCTGAATCACTATTTCCAGATAGCAGTATTCAAAAAAGAATTTTTATTAAAGGTGCTAAATGGCAAGAAGAACATTCTAAGTCTCTATCAGATAAATGGAAAGAATATCAGGATTGGTTAAATGAACTACCTGAGATATCAGATGAAGAAATAGAGAAAGCAGCAAGAGATTATGATAACAGTGTTATTTATGGACCACCATTACTGCATTTTGAACAAGGTGCATTTTGGTATCGTGAACAATTAAAAAGTAAGTCTACAAGCTGACAATAAAAAACATTAGTAAACCTATAGACTGACAAATGAAAGAAATAATTATTGTAATAATCATATGGGAAACAGTTAAATGGTTAGTAAGAAAAGTATTTGATAAAATAGTAAACAACGATTAAATTATGTACGGATTACCAACAAATAAACAACAACGTAAAGAAGGGTGTATTATGATGATTATCATAGGAACAATTGGATTAATTGGACTTATTCTTTTATACAGTATAAACAATTAAATTATGATAGAGTTTTTACAATGGTTAGAAGATAACCAATGGCACAGATATAAAGATGGTACATACTATTCTACTAGTCCAGATCAATATGTACATGGAACACAAAGAAAATTTTATACTAAAGAACAACTAATAGAAAAATTTATATTATGGCAACAATAATAGACCCACCATCAGGGTGGAAGTATGGTTTTCCAAAAGAAATACCACAAGACAGACTTTATGACTCATTAACATGGTTAGTAGAACAAGGTTATCCACAAAAAGAAATAGATGATCTTGGAGAGCATTTTTACTATAGAACTTGGGAAAAACCGGATGAAGATCTCAAGTAAAGTGTGCAGAAAACTTGACAAATCTGTTAAAATTTTAAGGAATTTTGTCTCAAATATAGTAGATATTTGGGACGAAACTGCATGAGATTTTTGGTAAAATTCATGCAAATCATATCTAAATTGTCAGCTTAAACCTGACACATAATCTATAGAAGATGAGTAATGATAAAGAAACATACTCTTTGGCTAAAGCTCTACACCATCTAAATATTGCTAAACAGTATTTTGAAGATGTGAAGCTTGGCTGCACAGGAGATGTAAAGAACATGTTTAACGGATATATAAACAAGTGTGATTGGATACTTAATAATGTATTTGATAAACTTGATGCTCAGAAACGTAAAATATATAAAGTAGAATTATCAGACTCATTAGGTATAGATGCTATTAATGATCAGCTTATGATGTTAGATAATGCTCAACGGGCAGAAATAGAAGAAATGCTAGAAGCAATTCTAAAAGGTAAAAAAGTAACCATAAAAATAGACTAATGGAAAAAGCTATTGTAAAATTTAATAACGGCAACTTAGCTGTTTTATGTTCTTATTGTCATAAGATACTTAAGACAGCAAAAGAACTAACTAATGATGAACTATTTTTAGTTTTAGGAGAAGATAAAAATCATCTTCCAGCACAATATTGTGAACAATGTAAAGAAAAACAAAATGGAACAACCAACAACACCTCCAGTTGATGAAAGAGATGAAGCTTTTCAACATCTTAGAACTTTGATAGTAGAAGCTCCATTAAAATCAGATTATAAAATTGATTTATTAAATGCATTAAGTGCATACATAAAAGCATTAAACTAATTATGGAAACAGAAATCAAAACAAACATCACAGAAGCAGAAGAAATCTTTTGCTTTTATAAAAAGAACAAAGAAGGTTCATTTATGACCTCACTTATAGACACTATCTTTAAAGGAGATGAAAAGAACCAAGCAAAGATTGCTAAGGGTTATCCAGAACTTGTAGGTGTTATCCAAAGATATGGCAATGAGAAAGGCTATTGGAGTAATCTAGTAGATAGATGGAATAAAGAATATCCAATGTTAAAACTAGTAGCATAATGTCACATCCACTACACCATGCAATTTCAAGTCAGAAAAAGCATAAAGGACATATAGATAATTATCTTCCAATCCATAATTGGTTTGATGAAACCAAGGCCCACTTTCCAGACATGAGACATAGAGCACTACGTCATCATGCTGAAGGTATATTCTGGTGTGAAGAAAAGTTTGGAACTTATATAACTAACTCTGATGGTAAAATGGTACCAGTAAGAGCTATAGCAGAACAACATGTTATGGAAGACATAGGGTTTATACCCACTATAGCAGACTACTTAAAAGAAATGAACCAAACTGGTTGGATGTATAAACCAGGAGAAGGTAGAAAACTCATGAGAGATATTGCTGATGAGAAATTAGATTACACAAAACACCTTTAATTATGACATCATTAGAATTTTTAATGCAAGAAATAATGGGTAAAGACTTTCGTCTTACTATCAGTGACAATGATTTAAATAGATATCAAGAAGCAGTAGAAATGCATAAGAAAGAAATTATAAATGCTTACAGAGTTGGTGCTTGTGAAACTGGTCTTATGATTGTAAATAAAACTGAAGAATATTATCTAGAAACATTTAAAAATTATTAAACATGGAAAATAAATCAATTGTACAATGGTGCAAAGAACAGCATGAAGCTGGTAATGAATTAACCCTTAAGTGGGATGGTGGTAATGACTCAGGATGGGTACATTTTGAGATAGATGGTGAAGATATAGATAATGAGTATACAAGAGCTCTTGTAAACAGAATGGATGATGTATTAGATTATGGTAGCTGGGCTGGTGACTTTAGTGCTAGTGGTTCAGCTATATATGATCCAGAATCTAACAGTTTTACAGGTGTAGATTATTATGGTGAAGATGAAAATAATACTGAATATATAGATATTAGTATTACAGTACCAAAGAAATTTTGGTTTGATACACTACATGTAGAAGTGGAATGTAACTATGATGAGAAATGTGATACATCAGTAAGATTTCTTATAAAAAATGGCTTTCTAACTGAGGAACATACAACATTTTGTAGTAACTTAGAGCAAGAATTAAAGAAAGATTTTGATGATGTATTTGACAATTATCAATCTGGTGCTAACGACAAAGAGTTTAGATATTGTGGAGATAGCTGGATATTAGACAGAGAAGCTGCTATAGAATCTGGTGATGATTTAATCTTTTACATAAAGCAAGTAGAGTTTAGTGTAATGGATAATATAGAAAAGAATATAGTGCTAGAACTAGATGAAGAAACAGCAGCAGCTATTGATGAACAATTAAATGATGTAGAAGATGAAAATTGATTATGCAAAACAAACTTATATAGTTAATGGTAGAGAAGGGTTTGATTTAAGTACAGCCC